CCATGTATAAAGCCATTCATGGTTAATATGTCGCCTTCTATCCATACGCGCGCGTTCCCGCGATTATATGCCGTTTTAAATGTCTTTTGCATGGCTGTTTCCTTTCATGCTGTTTCGTTTGTCATTATTGACTAAAGAATAAACACGGCGACAATATGACAATGCCGCCATGCTTTGATTTAGGCTAGGCCGCGAAATTGTTTTTACCGGCACCATGCGCTGGAATGGCTATTGATTTGGCGGCAATGCTACTGCCAGCGCATAGCTTGCATGCATGGCATTGAACGCGCTGTCCTGCTTCCTTACTTGCCGGACAAAGTATTTCCTTTCCCCGTATGATATCGGATACATTGGCGACAACCCGAAATGTTCTTTCACCATTGCGCCATGCTTCCCGCGCTTCCTGTTCTGTATCTGCAGAACGCATGACCATATCAGGACGATAGTCGGCACCCGTCACGCCGGATTGATGACTATAACCTGTCCATCCATCGGCATCGGATAGCAAGCTTTCCCATACGTATGACGGCACGGCAGATGGGTCGCCATATGTGCCAAGCCGTACCATGCGATTTGCGCCAAGCTTTGCGATAGCGTCATGGCCTATCGCGTTGTCATATATGCCGCGCTGATATGATTTCCACACAATCAAAACGCCCTGCGCGATATTCACATAGCATGACCGATTTTCGGCAAGCTTTCTATTCGGGTCGTTTGTTGGCGTTCCGCGATGCCGACAGTCACCACAAATAGAATAATCCGCGCCAGTCTTGTTTGCATCGCGCGGGTCTATGTCGCGGCATAGGATATAGGTTTGTACCATGTCGCCGGTTTTGGCATTGCCTGATTTGCGAATGGCAATTGCGATGATAGGCGTTCCGTCTAGCAGTGATGGTCCGTTATAGATAATCATGGTCGTTTCCTTTCAAAACTGAATGGCCGTTATTGGCAAATAAATGTGACGCGACAAAGGCAAGGCAATGTCGCGCCATTGTTTGGTTATCCCTGTGTCAGGAACAATTCGGCATTGTGAGGATTAACGCGAATTGAAACGTCGCCGGTATCGTTATCATGGCGCATTGTGGCGATTTGCAGATTGACCAGATAACAGGCCAATTCTTCCGAATAACCGGACAAGGGATATTCATCAATGCAGTCATTCGCATTGTATACCGTGACATATTTTGCAGCATCATCGCCAGCAATGCGGCAAGCTTTGTTGTGAGCAATCAATGCTGGCAGGACATGCTTGGCAATGGATGCCCTAGGCTTGTCTGCAAAATCATAGGCGACGTTATGGAAAGCGTTTGTTGTGTCGTACGTGCTTTGATCAACATATTCAGCCAAGCAATATTTAACGATATCTTTCCAGCCGTCGATTTGTTGGGTTGCATACATATCATCCCAAACAATTTGCATGATATGGTCGGCGACGGTATCGGGCAGACATGTTTTCAGAATGACCATCATGCCGTCGCGTGCCGAATTATGGACGGTATAGGCGTATGGGTTGTTAGGATGGAATTTGTGCGCGTCTTCATTGTTGTCGCTATCGGCAAGGTTTGACTGGAACGCAACGCGCATAAGATTTGCCAGCATTTCATATTCGGTATCAGTGATTTGATATTGCTTTGTCATTTCGCTTTCCTTTCATGCGAATAATTGAATTTAAAAATTTCGTTATATTGTGCTGGAAATCGTGTCAATAGCTGGCATGCAAATTAACTAAACTATTTGCGTTTGTTTCATTCGGCGGCATGATTTGTGAAAGATTGTTTCAATAATATGGCAGGTTTGTTGTCGTAGTTTTTAGGGCATAGCGTGTCGCATTTGAGTGTGTCGGTGTCGGATATGGATCATTTTATAGGGGATATAGTGCTGTATTTCATGCATCGCCGTTATTGTTTTCGCGTCGTTTCATGCATCGCGCCATTCAATGCGACATGGTATGCCGTCAATTCATAGTATATCCATTGACTATGCCATAAAAAAGCCAAGCATTTCAATGGTTTAGCAGTCAATGGCCTAGCAATTGCGTCATGCGCTGGCGCGAATAGAATATAAAGTGTCCCAGATGCGCCATGATGCGCGATATCCAACGGGTATGGCAGGGGCCACGGTACGGGTATACGTACGTATATATGTATAAATACACAGATCAGGAAAATTGAGTGTTAACCACGGGTGCAACTAACTACAATTTATGCACAAGGAATGTGCAACGCTGCCTAATTTTTAGGCAACTACTACAAACACTGTATGTTTCTTCACTTTCTTCTTGACATGATTTTTTAGCTGTGGTATAACGTATATACTATACTACATTAGATGCCCCTACATAAATAAAAGAACATAGATGTAAGAACATTAATGCTACATCTAATACTCATTTATGTTTTCTTAAAGATGTTAAAGACATCTAATGTTACATCTAATACCCCATAAGGACTAAATCTCGTATTCTAATAAAAAGTAGTTGACAATGGCAAAGAAATCTGTAAAACTATACACAGATAATGTACTTGATGCATTCTATGATGCAATCAGAACAAACACACTAGATAAATTACATATACCTCATAGTGATGTGTTCTACGTACGTAAAGCAGTGGAGGCACATTATGGCCGTCCGTTTACGCTAGAGCATGTTGAATGGGCTATGCGTAAGGAAGGATGGACAGACGATGTTGACAGCAATAGTAATGGTATGCAACATGCTGGTAAAGGATGACTGTATGCAATATACAGACAGAAGAGGTCCGTATGCAACGGAACAGCAATGCTTTGCTCGCGTAGAAGAAATGATAGAACAAATTAAACCTACACTTCCACCTGTGCCTTCACAGTTTTTGTATAAATGTGCTGATTTGAAAAAGGGTGTTGCGACATGAGTGTTGAATATCGGGGTACTACGTTCCCTGGATACAACAAACCTATCAAGTCTAATCGTGAAGGTAAGAAGAAGATGGTTCTTGCCAAAGATGGTGATAAGATAAAACTAATACACTTCGGTGCTACAGGCTATGGTCACAACTATAGTGCTGCAGCCCGTAAGTCATTTCGTGCTAGGCACAAGTGTGATACAGCTAATGATAAACTAACAGCGCGGTACTGGGCATGTCGTACCCTATGGGGTGGAGCAGGTGGTAGTACAAAGTCTAGCCCCAAATCTAAAAAGGGAAAATACTAATGGCTAAGAAAAAAGATGATGTAATGGTTGTGTCAATCGGTATTGGTTCTATGCCCAAGAGTAAGCTGAAGAAGATGAAGAAGGCTGAAATGGCGTACGGTGGTATGGCTAATGGCAAGAAGCACATGTACTCTGCTGGTGGTTCTGTATCTGATAACCCCGGTCTGAAAGCATTGAAGGCTAGTGGACCCAAGGGTATGGAAGCATACAACAAGATTACTGGCAATGCCTAATGCATCCTGTAGAGCAGGACATACGCACGTGGTCAAAAGACTTTTTAGAAGTACCTAATGCTAAACTAAACGGTCTACCCCCTTGCCCCTATGCCAGAAAGGCATGGGCTGATGACAAGGTAGTATTCAGTATCAACACGGGACTTGATGGGCTGTTAGAAGCCATTCGTAAGTTCAAGGGTCACGACTACGATATTGTAGTATGGGCCGAAGAAGATTTGCCAGACATGGAATACCTTGATGGTCTATGTGACGGCATGAATGAGTTGATGTCTATAGCTGGTATTGATTTGCACCTGATGGTGTTTCATCCAGACTATGACGCGACAGAGGCTGGTCTTGATTTCCTTGTCGATGACGACGTGACAGATGACAGCCTGTCCTATTGCATGGTCTTTGTGCAGAAACTTTCTAAACTAGATGATGCAGCTTTGTACTTGGAAAAGTCTAATTACTATGAACACTTTCCAGAAGAAGTATATGATACGTTAGTGCTTGACAGAAGGAGATTAAGAGATGGCAATGAACGGCAAAGCTAAGATGGCTAAGAAGAAAATGCGTGGCGGCGGTATGCCAATGAAGAAAAAGATGCGCGGCGGTGGCATGGCTAAGAAAAAAATGATGGGCGGTGGCATGGCTAAGATGGCTAAGAAGAAGAAGATGATGCGTGGGGGCATGGCTAAAAAGAAGTAATGCCTTACATACAGGATTCAGATATACATGGACATGGAGTTTTTGCAGATAGGGACTATACTCAAGGCGACACTATAGAGTTGTGTCCTTATCTGTTTGTCTCCGAAGATGATATATCAGATGAATGTATATTACACAACTACATGTTCCAGTCTGTGTATGAAGGTGATACGGATTTTATGGTCGTACTAGGTTTAGGCATGGTGTACAATCATGGTGATCCTCCAAATGCAGAATGGGAAATGTGCGAAGAAGATGACCGCTTCGTTAAATTTTTTGCTTTAACAGATATAAAAAAGGGGCAGGAAATACTTCACGATTACGGTAAACCCTACTGGGAAAGTAGATAGGAGATAGGAGATGGCACGTGTCTCTAAAAAAACCCCCGCTAAAAAAATCAAAACCGCATCGGCTAGGACGAAAGCGAAACAAGCTAGAACGGTTGGCCTTGCGAAAGGCGGTGCGCCTAAGAGCAAATCAAGAGTTAACGAAGCTGGCAACTATACTAAGCCCGGAATGAGAAAGCGTCAGTTTAATCGTATTAAGGCTGGTAGCAAAGGTGGTGGCCCAGGTCAGTGGTCGGCACGTAAAGCCCAGATGCTTGCATCAGCTTATAAGAAAGCAGGGGGTGGCTACAAATGATATGGAACATGTATTCCTCCTTCTGGTTTATCTAGGCACAGGAGAATTTCGTGCATTGATTAGCGAAGACCTGTATTTTCGCAATATAAACGAGTGTAACTATTTTGCAGAAAGGTCATCAAAACGATACGGCAATTATCAGTACAGCGAATACCTAGACCCTAAAGACAGAGTGACAGCTTACTGTGTACCTAAGTACGTTAACCCCGACAACGTAAGGATATATTAATGGACCCCATTAGCGCAATGGCAACAGCATCGGCTGCTTTCGGTGCAATCAAAAAAGGAATGCAGGTAGGCCGTGACATTGAACAGATGGCTGGTGACTTGTCTCGTTGGATGGGTGCCATGTCTGACTTGGAACAGGCAGAGAAAGAGGCAAAGAACCCACCAATATTCAAGAAGTTGTTTGCTGGACAATCCGTAGAACAAGAAGCCATAACTGCATTTGCAAATAAAGAGAAAGCAAAGCAGCAACGATACGAACTGCAACAGTGGATTTCCTTGACAATGGGTAGGTCAAAGTGGGAAGAACTGGTTCGTATGGAAGGCCAAATTCGTAAGACCCGTAAGGAAACATTATATAAGCAAAGAGAACGCCGACAAAAATTTGTAGAATTTGTAGCATGGACTATTATGGCTACTATTGGTGCGGCTCTTTTGTACGGATTTGTAATATTTCTCAAAGGAAAGGTTGCTAATGCAGCAGACCCTACACATGTAACTTGCCGACTGAAAGGATGCACTACGGTAGATAAACAACGTGTATGTGTATATCACGGTGTAAACAATACAGTAGATACTATATTTTTTCGTATGGACGAATGGTTCCCCCGCGAGTTTCAGTGTAAGTATAGCCCTAATGAAACCAAGCCACCAAGCATACAAGAAACATTTGAAGCAATTAGAAAGTCACAAAAGTAATGGCACTTGCAAAATCACAAAAAAGTTTGAAGTCTTGGACAGGACAAAAGTGGAGAACAAAGAGTGGGAAACCGTCCAGTAAAACTGGTGAACGGTATTTACCGTCAGCCGCGATCAAGAGTTTGTCAGCGCAGGAATACGCTGCGACGACAAAAGCTAAAAGGGAAGGTACACGTAAGGGTAAACAATTTGTCAAACAACCAAAAAGCATTGCAAAGAAAACCGCAAGATTCAGGAGAGGTTAATGTTGAATCTATTGATAGGACCGATAGCAGAACTGGCAGGGACATGGCTAAATGGAAAAGTTGAAAAGACTAAAGCAGAAACTGGTGCAAAAGTTGCACGGGCTAAAGCTGAAGCTACAATCATG